CGCCATCCCCCCAGATATAAGATAGAGTTAGTCCTTCTATTGAAGTAGACTACTACAGTCCGCGTGGAGAGTCTGATATGGGATTGGCAATTGATTCAGAAAAAAGAGTAGATGTCGCCAAACTGCTAGAAAGTAGCGAAGACTTCCGCGATTTCGTAGCCAACGCCCTGCAAAACGAAATCTGGATGGGCGACGAACAAAGCAAACACCTCATGGGAACCCTCATGGCCGACGACGAACAGGAATTCATCACGTGCCTTTGCCAGATCGGCTTCATCGTCTACACCGATTACCTCATCGAAACCCGCGATCAGTTCAAGCACAAGAACTTTCACTGATGCGACACTGCTACGTCTGCAACCGATGCGGTGTGCCTATCACCAACGCCCTGTGCGAAAACTGCCACAAAGACCGCAAGGACAAACCCGTCAAAATGCAAATTGCTGAACACTTCCTAGCCTTGATCCTCATGACAGGACTCACGGCCTACGTCGCTATCTTTTTATGAGCGACCGCACAGGCGAACTGCTTATCGGGGCGGCGAAGGTCATGGCAGGGATACTCATCATCCTCATAGCGTCATGCGCCTTCGTCACCTCACACGACCCGCAATGGGAATGGCCGCGAGACTTGGAGCAAGGGAGAATAGACCACGGGCCACGTATCACGGACCACGGGTCTTAATTTCGCTTTCTATATAGTGTTTTCCCAGAGAAATAAAAAATAAAAAAATAAATTCTAAATGCCCGTAACGGGCGTAACCGCGTAACCTTGCCCTGAAAGCCGCATAAACCCTGGATTTCTTCGTTACACGGGGGTTACACGGGTATACGCCACTTATGTTCAAGCTTGTTAATCAAGCTATCCATATTAGGGGCCTCACGATTCAAAAAAATTATTTTTATTTTTCTGGAAAATATATATATAGGGAGCCAAATTAAGGTATGGTTAGCGGGACTTACTCACATACCGAGGTATTCCTGTGACGAAGAAAGCCAAGCGGTACGCCAAGGTGTTGGACACTAAGGCGGCGGCACTTCCTGAAGCAAAACGACAGCAAACCAACCGACCACCACTGGCACAAAAGCGTTTGACCAGAAGGCAAGAGCTTTTTGTCCGCGAACTGGTGTCAAAAGATGGACAGATCACAATGCGGGAGGCGGCGATTAACGCGGGCTATCCTGAACGGTCTGCCCATGTCAGGGCTTCTGAACTCACTAACCCCCGAATCCACCCTCATGTCTGCCGCGCGATCCGTGAATACAGGCAGGAGCTTGACGAAAAATATGGCGTGGAATACCAGCGGCATCTTAGGGACCTCCAGATCATTCGTGACGCGGCGTTAGAGAATGGTGCGTACAGTGCCGCAGTGCAGGCGGAATATCGCCGTGGGCAGGCACAGGGGGACATCTACGTCAACAAAACGGAGATACGTCACGGCACCATCGATCAAATGAGCAAGGAAGAGGTCATGAAGGCCTTGAACGAACTCAAGCAAACGTATGCCCCGTTAACGCATGATGCGGGAGCCGAGGACGGTGGGAACAGAAAGCGGGCGCGTGAGCGCCTTGCTGAAGAGGTGCAAGATGTTCCTGATTAATTTTCTCGGCAGGCTGTGGTTTGGTTCAGAGCGGTGGGATCTGGTTAATGAAGACAAGACCCCGATGATTTACACGAAACGCGCACATATGACCCCACTGCAACGTTTGGACTTTGAAGAGTTGACCGGAAATGACCGATATTTTGGAAGTAAAAACAAAGCCGAAGAAACAGCGTGAAGCCAGCTTTTGGCAATCGTTGAAGAAAGCTATCCGAGACAACTGCCCTGATTGGTCCGCCACGCGGTTGGAGTCTAGGGCCACGTTAGGTGTGCCGGATGTCCTGATCATGGACGGCAAGGGCGATTGGCATATGGTGGAATTGAAGACCACGCAGAATATGTCGGTAGACATCACGCCGCATCAGGTGGCGTTTGCTACCAAACACGCGCGGGGCAGTTGCTGGATTGCGGTGAAGCTTTGTACTGCCACGGGCAGTGAGATTTTCCTGTACCGTGGTGACCGTGCGGTGGACCTGAAGATGGATGGATTGCGCGCTACACCCACTAAACATTTCAGCCATCCTGTTTCGTACCGGAGTGTTCTTCACGCTATTGCCACTATGTGAGTTATCCCATACTATGGTGGTGGGCATGTGCCCTGACTAACGGAGAACGAACGATGGACGAATGGATAGCCGAAAATTGTGCTTGTGGTATTAACAACCAAGGTGCTTGGGACGAACAATTATTTGAGGAAGCGGGGTGTGATTGCGCGTACCGTTTTGAAGAGTTGGAGGCGCAGTCATGAAAGATTTACTAAAGGCGTACAAGACAGACCTTGAATGGTGGGAGCAGAACGGACAGGATCACTGGAATACCTCCGGCGCTGGCACACCTTGCGTGGATACGGATGGTGCGATGCAAAGCTACATCAACGAAGTGCAGGTAGCGATTGAAAGGGTTGACGAACTTGGCCTGATGTTTCGGTGTTTGCTTAGGAATTTGCGGCATTTGACGGAGAACGAGAACGCCTACGATGACTTGAAAGGGGACAGTGTGTCTTTTGAGGACTGTGAAGCCATGCTTTCTTATCTGAGGGTTCGGTGATGAGTGCATGGTGGGAATGTTCGGAGTGCGGGTACGAATGGTCTGCGGCTTGCGGCGATAACGAAGTTCCTGAGATTTGTGAATGTGGTGGGAAAGTCTTTGAAAACGCTACCAAGGAGGAATCATGAGCGAACTGAGATTAGCGGTGTGGACCGTGGAGTGTGGCGAGCGGTGCCGGTGGTTTCCTGACCATGCGTCTGCAAAGGAATTTGCGAACAATGAATGGGACAAAGAAACGGACGGTGTGCCCTTTGTTCAATCGAAAACCATTTGGGACGTGGAAGAGGTCTGCGAGATTCTGAATAACATTGAATCGTTTGCGGACAACGCGCCGGTAAAGGGGGAGCTTCGACTAGGTGTTTTTGCTGATCGGATGGCTTGAAAAACGAATGCGGACACCGGATTTTGAGGAAAAACCGCAACCGTATTTCCGATATCCGATGCCCGATCCTTACCACGGTTTTTTTGAAAAGAGGGAAAAACAAATGCAAACAGTAGGCGAAGCCGCCGAGGCCAGATACGCTGGCCTGACTTACGATCATGCCCTGCCGCAGGGCTGGGTGGATCAGTGCTGTGACAAAGGCCTTGATCCGCGAGGTCATTTCGTTTGGCTTTACGACGATTACGTCGGAAGGCCTGCCCCTATCACAGATGAGGGGGACCGCATTGTGTCCCTGCTCGCCCGTGATCCGTAGGCGCTAGCACCTACGCCAAGCCGCCTTCGGGCGGCTTTTTTGTGCCCAAAGAAATTTTAAAAAGAGCATTGCAGGGCGGGGCGGCGTATGCGATAGTTCGGGTGCGGCAATCCTGCCGCATACTTTGGGAGATATACCATGCAACATTCGATTGAAAATTCAGACCACACCCTGACCCGCTTGCTTCAACAGGTACAGGACCAAGCCGCCAGATCACAGGACTTTCTGGCACCGACTAACCAGCTTCAACTTATGACCGGTGATCGGGGTGACGGTAGCAAGGTCAGCCAGATTGTTTTGGAGCAATCAGGCGGGATGCCCACTCAGATCCTGACCGCTAATGATGTGGCGTTTGATCAGATCAGCCAGCGGGCCGGTATTGATGTCCGGACTGCCCGCCGCCTACAGCAGGATTACTCCACCGAATTCGATGGATTGATCAACGCTATCTGGCAGAAAGAACCGGCGGTGCGAATGATCCGCACGTTTCAACATGCGACCCATGCCAATCTCGGGGAAGCGAGAGGATTTTTGAGCGACAAGTTTAAAACCTTCGACAATGTCCACCTGCTGAATTCTGCCCTGCCGGAATTGATGGACAGCGATGCCCAGTGGAAAGTGGTAAACGGGACGGTGACCGATAAGCGGCTGTACCTTCGCCTTAAATCAGCGGTCATTACTGGCGAGGGCGCGGCGGTTGGCGACATCATGGCGCTGGGGATTGGCATGAGTAACAGCGAAGTCGGTTGCGGTAGCGTGAACGTGTACCAGATGTTCTGGACGCTGGCCTGCCTCAATGGGTTGCAAACCGAAAAGCGCCATCGCAAGTCGCATATCACCGGCGCGCGTGGCGATGCTGATACGTGGGGCCTGCTGACAGATGAAGCGAAGGATGCGGATAATCACGCGCTGGCGCTTCAAATGCGGGACGTGACCAAGGCCTACGCTAGCCGCGAGTCATTCGAGGAAGTGCTGGAAAAAATGAAAACAGCGCATCAGGACAAAGTCGAAGGTTCGCCGCAGTCCGCAGTCGAAGCCATGGGCAAAGTGCTGGCGCTCACTAAAAAGGACACTGCCAGCCTAATGGACGGCTTGCTCGCCACTATCGGGCAGGCGGGCTATGCCGGTCAGCCGGTCACCCGCGCCACCATGATTAACGCGGTCACGGCGGTAGCGCATCAGGCGGACGCGGATAGTGTTGACGATTGGCAGAAGCTCGGCGGGCGCGTGTTGGATCTGCCCCGCTCCGATTGGCAACGCGTGGCGATGGCCGCATAACCTACACTCCCCAAAGTGTGCCCCGCTTCGGCGGGGCTTTTTTTTGCCCGCAAGGTATGCGATAGTCCGACTGCCGCAATGTTGCGGCGATACTTTGGGAGAAATTGTTATGGGAACCACAGTCACAATTGAGGATTTTGAGTTAGATAGCGGAACCGTTTATTGCGACCGCGCATATGACATTGTCGAAATCATGAGTAACAGCGGCATCACGTTAGATGATGTGATTCATGAGGCGGTAAGCTCGGGATGGGAATCACCGGAATTGGATTTTGATGCCATTGCCGATTGGATTCCGGCAGGCCATGCAACCGACACGCAATTAAGCGATTTGTCATACCGCATTGCTCGCGAATTGGTAAGCCGTTTGGAGTGCGTCCGCGAATGTGCGGATAACTACCTGACAACCAACCGCCAAAATGTGGATCGCATCCGAGAATTGGAGCGCGCCGCCGCACCGGATGCCGCGACCGCGTAGGCAATCCCGCCCCAGTAGCCCGCCATCCGGCGGGCTTTTTTTTGCCTAGCGTATGCGATACCCTAAGCGGGCCGCGATTGGCGGCGACACTTTGGGAAACTGATTATGCAATTACTCGACACGCGGGGCGCAAACCCCAAACTGAAAAAGACCGGCGCGGCGGCCCCGTTCCGTTATGCCGGTTTGTCTCTATTTCCGGACGCGGAATTGTGCCCCGGATCGAAGGCGGCGGGATGTATGGAAACTTGCCTCGCCGAGCAAGGGCGCGGCCGGTTTGATAACGTGCGGGCGGCGCGTCTCCGCAAGGTGGATTTTCTGCGGTCTGACCGCGTGGCTTTTCTGGATCAATTGCACCGCGAGCTATCCAATTTTGAAAAGCTTTGCGAGCGCACGGGGGAGCGCGGCGCGGTTCGGCTTAATGTTCTATCGGATGTCCGATGGGAAACGCTAGGCATACCGCAAGCCCATCCGGAATTGCTGTTTATTGACTACACCAAACGCGCGGCGCGTCTCGGGAAAACCCCCGATAACTATCGGCTGATATTCAGCTATAGCGGGCGGCCCCAGTATCGCAACCAAAACCGGCGGGCATTCCGAACGGATGCCCCCGTGGCGGTAGTGTTTCGCGGCGGCTTGCCCCGAATGTTTCGCGGGCGGCCCGTGATAGATGGGGACCGCGACGATATCGCGAACGCGTTCGCTACCGGTCAGATCGTCGGGCTTACTCCGAAAGGATCGGCGCGGCGGGATCGGACCGGCTTTGTGATCGATAACCCCGACTTGATCGGGGCCGCGTCATGACTAAACGCGAGATCTGGCGAGCGAAGGCGGCGCGATATTTGCGCTGGTATCGGGCATCGATGCGATCCCCGCTCACGTCGTCAGATGTCAATTGGCTGGCCTTGTATGTTGAGGCGCGACATTATGCTGATTATTGGCAACGCCACGGGGAGCAAGCCCGCGCACCCAGTTGGTATTATCCCGACTGAAACCAGACCCCGCCACGGCGGGGTTTTTTTTTGGCCGCGTATGCGATACCCTGCCGGTGCGGTAATGATGCCGCGACACTTTGGGAATTGTTTTATGTATGGCAAATTTGAAAATGAATTGGAAACCGTAGGCGTAGCGCAGACGCGTTGCTATGAATTAGCCCGCGCCGCCGATCGTATTCATACGGCTGTCTGCGCGCTGGATATCAGCAACCGCGAGAGACTCGCAAAGCATTACCCTGCCTTCCTGCAATTAGCGGAAGAGTTCGCAAGCTTCGACGAAACGCTACTGGCGGACATGGGCGTGAAGTTCAAGCGGGCGAAGGGGGCGAAGTCATGAGCGGAACCCCGTTAGAGCAGTTGCAGTTTCATTTGCAGTTTATGGGCGTTATGGCCATGGCGGGCCGCGCCGATGAAGCCGACGAGCAATACCGCAAAGCCCAGCGCCTACTGGCGGAGATGATCAAAGCCGAGCGCGCCGCCGCCGATCAGTAGCGCCCGCCGCCGATTCGATAGCCCGCCTCAAGCGGGCTTTTTTGTGCCCGCCGCCGCTGACAAAAGTTGTATGCGCCTGGCTGCATACGGTTTGGCTCAACCGTGCGGGCTAGGCGTTCAAGTAATTTGTGAGCATTGCGCCGTAAGCGATCCGGTAACACGTGGCGCGGGGGCCGCGCCCCGCGCGCCCTGCCGAACGTACCGCGCCCCGTGGGCACTGGGCCGCCGCCCGTGTCCGGTTTCCTGCCCCGCCGCGTATCCGGTCTGGGCTTCTAACTGCCTTAAATGTGCCTTTACGTCAGTTGACCGAGGGACCCGTGGGACCCAGTCGCGGAGCGCGTCATCGCTGGCGTTCAGCGCGGCCCGTGGCGCGCGATCCGCGAGGCGCGGCGGCGGCCCGGCGAGCGGCATCAAGGTGCATGTTTTTCACAAACAATACTGAGATAAAACGATACGAGTTTGAAAAAACCCGTAAATGGGAAGAAAGGTAACACTTTGTGTTACCGTGATACGAAAAGTAACACTTAGGAGTCCCGAAGCCCAAAAATTTATAAAAAAATTTCAAACCTACGGTGTCTTATATGCTTTAATAGTTTTCTGTAATTAGAAGAGCGTCCTATATGTCAGTTGAGCGCATTTCAGATGAGGAAGCCGAAGAGAAAATTCTGAAGCTTGAGTACCGTTTGGCGCAGATTGAGCGGGTCGAAGCGTGTCAGGACAACTTTTTGAGCTTTGTCCGTTCGATGTGGCCCGAGTTCATTGCCGGTAGGCATCATCGAATCATGGCCGAGAAACTTGAACGGGTGGCCAAGGGCGAACTAAAGCGCCTGATTATCAATATGCCCCCTCGACACACCAAGTCTGAGTTCGCAAGCTTTCTGTTTCCCGCTTGGATGATCGGGAAAAAGCCTTCGATGAAGATTATTCAGGCGACTCACACCACTGAACTGGCGGTCAACTTTGGTCGAAAGGTCAAAAACCTGCTTGAGCGCGAGGATTATCTTGAGATATTCCCCGAAGCCGCCCTGTCGGCGGACTCAAAGGCCTCTGGTCGGTGGGACACGGCCCGTGGAGGAATGTATTACGGCGTGGGGGTTGGCTCAAACTTGGCGGGTCGTGGTGGTGATTTGATCATTATTGACGATCCACACTCTGAGCAGACGGCGATGTCGTTAAATGGCTTTGATGATGCGTGGGATTGGTACACGGGTGGTCCTCGACAGCGTTTGCAACCGGGTGGGGCCATCATTGTGGTGATGACAAGGTGGTCTGAGAAGGATTTGACGGGTCAATTGATTCGCTCGCAGGGCCGTGATGCGTTGGCGGACAGTTGGGAGGTCATTGAGTTCCCGATGGAGATGCCTTCGGGCAATCCTTTGTGGCCTGAGTTCTGGTCTTTTGAGGAAATGCAGGCGGTTAAGGCTTCGATTCCTTTGCCGAAGTGGAATGCTCAGTATCAACAAAACCCCACCGGCGACGAAAACGCGATTATCAAGCGGGAGTGGTGGAAAACGTGGGACAAGCAACAGATTCCGCAGTTGCAGTATGTAATTCAGAGCTATGACACGGCGTTTTCCAAGAGTACGCGGGCGGATTACAGTGCAATTACGACTTGGGGTGTGTTTTATCCTGACGAGGGTTCTGTTGCGAGCTTGATTTTGCTTGATGCGAAGAAGGGTCGTTGGGATTTTCCGGAACTAAAGCAGGTGGCGTTGGAGGCGTACCGTTTTTGGGAGCCTGAGACGGTCATTATTGAGGCAAAAGCGAGCGGGATGCCGTTAACGCATGAATTGCGGAATATGGGCATTCCTGTGGTAAACTTTACGCCTAGCCGAGGGAATGACAAGGTGTCAAGGGTTCATAGTGTATCACCACTTTTTGAAAGCGGCATGATCTGGGCACCTGATGAGTCTTGGGCGCATGATGTTATTGAGGAGTGCGCCGCGTTTCCTAATGGCGAATTTGATGATTTGGTGGACAGCACCACGCAGGCCTTGATGCGGTATCGACAGGGCAATTTTGTACAACTGCCGTCGGATTATTGGGAAGATGAGTCTACCAATCTCCGACCAATGCAATATTACGGGTAACCTTTATGTCAATGTATTCCGGTATTGGCAGTTTTGCCAAGTTCGCAGAAGGTGGCGGCGCTCAACAACAGGATGGTGGCAGTAGCGGCGGCTCCGGACTACCGGGTGTAGGCTCCTCTGGCGGTGCGGGCGCACCTTTGACACGCGAAGAATTTTTTGCCCAATACGGTGGTTTAGGCGGTTTTGTCGGAGGCGTAGTGGGGGACGCGGCCTACCAAGCTTATTTGAAAGCTTTTGGTGCTGGCGCGGTAGGCGGGAGTGTTTTACCGGACTACATGAGAATTAATGACGCCGGTCAAGTTGTTTTTGTAGAGGGCGTTACTAACCGGCAATTTGTTGAGGGCCTAAAACTTCTTGGTTTGCTTGATACGGAGCATAGTGAGGGAAAGACTGACTATGATTGGTTGATTGAGTGGTTCACAGACACCAATGAAGGTGGTCAATCGGACTGGTTAAATGTTCACCTCACGGACCCAGATCGGGCATTAGATTTTGAAGCGGATTATGGCGCTTCTGATTTAACCTCACAAAATAAAGCGACACTTCGGCGTCTTTACGACATTGTCAATAATGCCAGCACGGCAGGCGGTTATTTTACGCCGAGCCAAGGTTTTTTGAACGAGTACAGCACTCCGACGACACCCGGACAAAACTACGATGCTGACGCATCGCGGCCCGTGTTCATTGGCCAGCCTCCGACGGGCGGTACGCCGGAGCAACCGTACTACAGTCTTTCGGACGTTTTGGTTTCGTCTTCTGAGCAACCCAATTTGTATGATCGTTTTGATCCGTATCCTAGCGGTGGTTTTTCGCAGGTTGACCCGTATCAGCGTCCGGTAACGACGCAATACAGTTACCGCCCGCCTTTGGTCACTACGCCAAGTCTAACTTTTGACACGGAAGAACCTGACTCTGTGTCGGGAACTGTAGAAGAGCCGGATACTACGACTACGACCACCGGAACGGGCGGCACGGGCTTAGGTGGCGACGGCACTACTACGACCACGACCACTGGTACTACAGATACCACGGACACGACCACTGGTACTACAGATACCACGGACACTACGACCGACACGACCACGACCACGACCACTACAGCGCCCACGGCACCGCTTACCGGGTATCAGAATATTTCGGCATTTAGGGAGCAGGACCCGTATATTTGGGGAAAAAGGGGAATGCTCTCAGGTCTGAAGGCGCTTGCGGGTTCTCGTCAGGATTTGACGGCGGAAGAATTTGCGTCTTTGTTAAGTGGTCAACAGGGCAAATATGGTGAAGGTTCTACGTTAGCGTATGACCCGCGTTTTGGTATTTACAGCACGATTAGTGACGCGGAGCTTCAACGGCTTAGGGAAACGCAGTCGGTCCCGTATTATATCGACCCCCGCCTGATGACGGATGTTGAGCGTATTCGTAGCAATCTGACGGGCGGCGGCACGTACAGCCGCAGTGTCACGGATGAGGCGGGCAACGTATACAAAATTGACCGTGGCCGACAGTCTACGCGCATTGGCAACAAGCAATATTTCATGAACGAAGATGGCTCTATCACTTCGTATGATGTTGAAGATATTAAATATGACTACACCCCCGGATTTGACCGACAAAACAAGTCCGAAGTAGGTTTTGCCGAAGGCGGCATTGTTGATGTTTACAGTGGTGACATGGCCAATTTGCAGACCACCGGCGAAGGCATTGAGTCTTTCTTGAACCCCGAGCGGTCAAAGGCGACTCTTCGTCGTAACCTTGCGAAACTCGCACCACGGCCCACGGCCCCTGTAATGCAACAGGGCATCATGCCCATGGCCCGATAATGCTTAACATACCTCCACCATTTAAATCCGTTGGAGAGTTTGAGGATGCGTATTACGTCTTAAATAATGCGATCAACACGATAGGTGGAATTAAATTAGCAATCAACCCAACACCTTTAGGAATTGCGACTTTATTGGCAAACGTTGCATCTGAACAACTTACCGATAAGTCTATACCTGAACACGTTATCAAGTATTTTCGTAAAAACATCAAGCCTGCCACTGGCTCCGGCAACGTGGGTCCCGATAAGAGCGGTACGGTTATTGCTGAAGGCGGTTACTTTCGTGACCCCACGCAAAGACACGCCACAGACATGCGAGCGGGGCAATATGCTGACGGCGGAGAAGTAGAGCAAGAGCCTGCTTTTTTGGAAGCTTTAGAACGTCAGCGTTTACGTGAGGAAGCTTTTGACAATGAATTTGCTATTGAAGTTGCGGCTCAAAGCAACTATGCGGCGGACATAGACCCATCTATTGCTAGGTATCAAGGATTACCCGACATTGCTTCGTACAGTATTCCTGAGTCTGGCCCAAACAAGTTGTTAAGGGGTTTTTATCCTCCCCCAGACGAAGAATATCCGGAAGGCACTTTTTTAGACAAATATCCTATAGATTTTCTTTACAACAGAAAAAATTATCGTGGTCTTACGAGGCATACAGTAATCCCAGAATCGGGAACCGTGAACGCTGTTGACAGATATGCCAAGCCCGAAGTCTATGCACACGAATATCGACATAGAAATTTTCCCGGATTATCAGAAAGAAAAAACCGGGTTGCCGATCTTTTAACGGCTTTGGATGAGCGGCAGTTATTTGAAATGCTTGATAGCTCTTATAAAAGAAAAACCGGCTCTGACACCCTTGATTATTTTCGTTATGACTTGCGTTTTGAGCGCGACAATCCGGGATACGGGGTCGGCTCAGTAATATTTGGAGACGAATGGGACCGTGGCGCACGGTCCACGCGACAGGGAATGCAGGAAAACAGGGATGACTACATCCGCGCCCGTATTGAAGAATCACCGGCGATTAAACTTTTAAATCAGTATGAAGAGCTAATAGAGTATAACGAAGAGCTTCCGGAACAGAACCAAGAGCGTGTAGAAGAGCGTCAAGAACGCGAATCAGAGGCCGCTGTTAAAAATTACGCTATGGGTGGCGTGGCTTCTATGTCTCCTGTAGCACGGAACATGTTCCGAGGGTATGATATCCGACGCGGCGTAGGCGCATATGCCCCGTATATTAGGAGAGCCTGATGGCTAATGGTGACGATAAATCACAACTTTCTTCTTTGATGGACAGTACGGCGATGATGCCGGAAGTTACCGAAGAAGATATGGAATTGGACATTGAGATAGCCGCACCGGGCACTTTTGTCGGTTCTGTCAATGAAATCTTGCCGGAAGGCATAGAAATTGAGGAGGACGAAGATGGTGGCGTCACTGTGGACTTTGATCCGATGGCCATGCTTGGTGGTTCTGACGGTGATTTCTATGGCAACTTGGCAGAGGAGTTGGACGATAGAGCGTTGGGCCAACTTTCTTCAGAGCTTTTAGGGGATTTTGAGGCTAATAAATCTTCTCGTTCTGAGTGGGAAGACGCGTATTCAAAGGGTTTGGAGCTTCTTGGTTACACTTACGAGGAGCGCACGATGCCGTTTCGGGGTGCGACGGGTGTAACGCATCCGTTGTTGGCGGAAGCGGCCACACAGTTTCAGGCGCAGGCATTTAACGAGCTATTGCCTCCTGCGGGTCCGGTCAGGACTCACGTTGTTGGTGAGAAGACCAAGGACAGTGAGGCGCAGGCGCACCGTGTTAAGGATTTTATGAACTACTACATCACGAACGTGATGGAGGAGTACACGCCTGAATTTGATCAGATGTTGTTTTATTTGCCTTTGGCGGGGTCAACTTTTAAGAAA